ATGGTTGCAGGTACGGATTATTTGAAATCGGATGCGGTGGAAATCAGTTCTTCCACCACGGCGGCGAATGCAGTGGAGTCAAATATCGGGTATCTGGATGCGTCGATAGCAGGGCTGAATGACCTGTCTGCGGCTGATGTAAATACTCAGGTAGACGCGGCTCTTGCAGACTATGACGGCCCAACAAAAGCAGAGATGGATGCTGCGTTTGCTGCGTTGAATGACCTGTCTGCGGCTGATGTCAATGCGGAGGTAGACACGGCTCTTGCGGATTACGATAGCCCAACAAAAGCGGAGTTGGATGCCGCGCTTGCGGCATTGGATCTTGGCGGCTCCAGTCTGACCGTGGGCGATATTGCAGATGCGGTTTGGGATGAAGCGCAGTCGGGGCATACGACAGCGGGGACGTTTGGTTCCTATCTTGATGCGAAGGTCTCCACTATTGCGGGCACGACGGGTAGTGGCGCGGATGAATGCACCATCACCATTGCGGAAGACGGTGTGGGCGTACCCGGCGCTACAGTATGGATCACAACCGACGCCGCTGGTAACACGGTGGTCGCGGAAGGTAAGCGGACAAACGATTCTGGTCAGGTGACCTTGTTCCTGGACGATGGCAGTGCCTATTACCTTTGGGCACAATGTCCGGCTGGTTTCAAGGATATTCACGGTCAACCCTTTACGGCGGTAGCAGACTAATGGGTAACACATTCTCAACCACGTCGATTAGTGTGGGGCAGGGAACCGCAGTCCATGACCTGTATAAGCAGGTCGCGGATTGGCTTCCGAAGAATGCTCCGGTGCGGGGGTTTATCCACACGGTCAACCGTATCGTGGATGAGATCCGCACGCGGGGTTTCTGGACGTTCTGGCTAACGGAAGCACGGTTCTCTACCACGGCTCCGTACACGACCGGGACGGTTGCGGTAACGAACGCCAGTACAACGGTGACGGGTACGGATACGGTGTGGACCTCGGCAATGGCCGGTCGGCGGATTCGCATCAGCGGCGGGGAAGAATATCTGATTAACTCTGTGGACACCGGGGCGCAGACGTTGGCCCTGAGCATTGCCTATAAGGGGACCACGGATACCGCCGCGACCTATACGATATATGAACCGAATTACACGCTGGCATCGGATTGTGAAAAGGTTATGCGGTTGTGGGATCTGACCGACGAGGAAGAACTGCTTTGCGTGGATGCGGGGTTTGTGCATCAGCGGCGTGCGTTGACTACGTTCCGTGGGTGGACACAGTTTGTGACCAATCTTGGGCGTGACTTCTCGTATGTGCCGAAAATTGTGATTGAACCGTACCCGGATGAATCGCACCAAATCAGCTATCTCTATTACCGGGTCCCCTCGAAAGTAACCTCGATAGACGATAACGTTGATGTGCCTTCCCACCTTGACCCGACGCTTGTGCAGGGGATTTACGCGGCGATACAGCGGCAGAACAAGGCGTCTGACTGGCAGTCGGAATACCTGTCGTTTAAGGAAATGCTTGATGCGGCGTGGATGCGGGACCAGCCCATTATGGGACAGATATTTCGTGTGGGCCGTCAGGACCTGGCGGACATGGGCATCATCTCGGAAGAAACGTATGTAACGTCTGACAGGATAGTGGAACTGAGCTAATGAGTCTTGCAGCGCAACCGTTAGTGAAAGGATTTGCCGGGGAAGACCGCTTGCACGCGGATGACGTGCTTTCGGACAACGTGTCTCCCGATGCGCAGAACTGCGATTACCAGCGGTACACAATCAAGAAGCGCAAGGGCTTTTCGCGGATGCACGGGACCTCGATTAAAGAGGGTGGTCAGCACATCTCGAACTCTAACACGAATGCCTGCATCGTGATTCCGCATATTACCGCATATGATTGGGGTCGGGGGTTTACGGTTAGCATGGGCATCCGGTTCACGTCGTTACCGGCTGTGGATTGCCCCCTGATAGGCAACATGGATTATGGAACCGCAACGGGATGGGAGTTGCGGTATAGCCCGACGTTCAGGCAAATATACTTCCGGTTCTACGATACGACCAGTACATTGCGGGATGTGTGGGCAATTGTGTCTATTGAGGCTGGCAAGAAATACATTATCAGCGGACAGATTTTTTCTGCTGGGGTTCCCCGTTGCGGGGTGGATTATACCATATCATCGAATGGCACGGGTTATACATTAGACCCGAGCAGCAGGGACATTTACATTGGCGCGGCAATGGGGGCCACGCCAGGGAACCAGACGATTGACTTTATAGTAGATGAAGTGCGGTTTTGGACGGATAATTTCGACTGGACCGCCACGAAAGACCGATTGTTTTGGGAACTGAACCAAACGGATCTCATGGACACGGATTTGGTGGGATATTGGCGTCTAAATGAATCCCGCGAATCGGTGTATGACGATCTGTCGATTAACCGGAACCATGCGTATGCGTATGTAGCTGGCCCTAGCCCCACCACGGGCATGGTCCCGTTACAGGAAGACTACGGTACCAGTATCCGATTCGACGGGGCGGACGATTATGCCAGTGCGGCATACAATAGCAATTTCTCCACAATACTGAATACGGGCAAGACCTGGACCATCGAAGGATGGTTACGGTTGGACAACCCGAACCACGGTGCTGTGGCTACGGTGGTGCATATCGGGGATGGCATGGTCGGGGCATCGGCTGTGGGGTATCCGTTCCGCATCTACATCGCGGGTGCAGACCATAGCCTCTACTATTCCTACAGCACGGCAACCACAGACACAGACGTTGCGGTTGACAGCGGATACGACGTGACGCCGGGTAGTCCGGTGCATGTTGCATTGGTTCGAGACGGGACCACTATTCGGTTATACATTAACGGTGAACATTACCACACCACGACCGGGGTTGCGGATGAAGCGGGACCGTCTACCTCCGTTACCAGCGACAACGGCATGTACTTCGGCGCGGAATACAACGATACGGGGTATGTGTCTGGCAAGTACGCGCCGGTGACGTTGGACGAGTGGCGATTGTGGGACGTTGCCCGTAGTGGGGCACAGATCCAGGCATGGCGCGACAGGATTCTAAGTGATACCAAGAATGTGAACCTGAAAGGGTATTGGCGGTTTGACGGGTATGATTTCACGAACGATGAAGTGCAGGGCGGTGCGGATATTACGCTGAAAGCGGACAGTACGCGGCCCTATCCGAGCGAAGGGGTGGTGTATCCGCAGTATCCCCCTCGCCTGTTGATGACGGCTCCCCTGGCGCGGCATTTGAAATATGATGAGGTGAAGACGGGTAAGACGCCGTGGGATCGTGAAATTGTTGTCTGTACCAAGAGCGGAATATTCAGCATTCAGGGGGATGAAGCGACGTTCCTGAAACGTCTGGATGCGGTAGGGGAATCGGCGTTATTCAGTTGGGTGCAATTGGAAGACCGGCTTGTCTTTTGCAACGGTCTGGATGTCAATTACAAGTATGACGGTGCAGAGAAGCCTCAGAGCGTGACCATTGATACGCCGTCAACTTCGCCGTCTGCTGCGGAAGGGGATGCGGGTAACCCCAACGGCACATACAAGTACAGGGTATCGTTTCGGAACAGCCGTGACGGTACAGAATCGCTTGCGTGTGATGAAGTGTCGGTCACGGTGTCCAGTAAGAAAATCAACTTGACATCCATCCCGGTGAGTGCGAATGCGCAGGTGAACCAGCGGCGCATATACAGGACAGTCGCGGGCGGGTCTACGTTCCGCTATCTCGCGGATGTTAACGACAACACTACCACGTCGTATGAAGACAATGTTGCTGACACCTCGATGAACACGAATGAAGTGTTGAACGAGGACCGTGGACACGTTGACCCGCATCGGTTTGTAGAGGTGTATGCAAGCCGGTTGTGGTTTGGCAATTCGAGTTCGTATCCGAGCGGGCTTAGGTATTCGGAAGCGAGCGCGTACACGGACTTCCCGGCGATAAACCTGATCTTGGTAGACCGTGGGGGCGGTGACGAGATTACCGGGTTGAAGTCTGCATATGGCGGGCTGTTGATTTTCAAGGAGCATTCGATCCATTTCCTGACGGGTACGGGCGCGACCACGTTTGATTTGAGGAAGGTGGTAGATGGGTTTGGTTGCGTGAGCGGGCACACGATTAGCAGCGGGCCGGGGGGTATTTACTACCTGAGCCATGACGGGGTGTATCTGTTGGGTCCGAGCATGGACACACAGTTAGTAAGCCGTCATCAGCGTCCGTTGTTTGAGAACTTGGTAAAACAGCGTCAGATATACGCGACGGGTATCTATGACCATAGAGCCGGTCGGTATATCCTGAGTTTTGAGGGGGCCGACTAATGGCGGTGACGTGGGGTATACATTTACCGCTTACCGATGGGCTTGGGAACAACCTGGCAAATGTTGGTACGTATGGCCCATCGGGGAACGCCTATCATTTCGGTTGTAATTGGGTAGTAGACGGCACGCGGGGACTGTGCCTTGAGTTTGACGGTCTGACATCGTATGCGGTAACGCATAGAGTTATCCCCGGCATGGACACTTACACCATTGCCGGGTGGATAAAGATCGCTTCGTTTCCTGAATCTGAATCTACAGTGGCTTGTTTTGCAGCAAAGCTTGTTCTGTCTGTAGTGAATGACGGGTCTCTGAAATGCACCTACTACACTGACACTTACACCATTCAGACGGTTCTATCTGCGGAAAGTTTGATTGCTACAGACACATGGCATCACGTTGCTTTGGTCCGGGACGCTTTATCGGCAACGCTCTACATAGACGGCTCCGTTGTGGGCACTGGCGCATTGGCGCAATCCAACTATGCTTATCATCCTGTTTCTATAGTGTTGGGTTCGAATGGCAAGAATACGTATCCCCTCAACGGCTACATGCAGAACTTCCGGTATTCGCCGGATGTGGCCGAAGCGGCGGATATTGCCGCGCTGTATACCGCAGAGTCTACCACCATCATCCCGCAGACCGCTCTCCAGTCGATTCCCCCCGACCGTAACAACCTGACCCTTGTATTCGACGAAAGCACCGGCGCGTGGTCGAAATACGACGTCGGGTTTGACTTCCTGTCGGGTTACCGGAACAGCCAATACGAATATGCCATTCTCGGGGCGCGGCAAGGGTATGTCCATGAAATAGACGTGGGAGACAACGACGGGGCTTCTGTCAATGAAGGATATGCCACGCTCATCGGGGATGTGGATTCGGGCGGGACAGATAACATTGTAGACAATAGCGCGGCGTTTCAGACGCTTGGAGATGGTCTAGCTGGGTGTCGGGTATTCGCACGGGCCGATGATGAATCCGATTGGCAGGAACGCACCATCATCGGCAATTATGCGACGAAACTCTATGTCGACCGTCCGTTTGTGCCTTCCGTAAATGGCGGATCGTATGTCATTGCCCCGATAGACTTCTATTGGGAATCGCGGTGGATGGACTTGGGCGATCCCGCTGTGCGCAAGCGCATCTATTACCTGCAAGCATGGTTGCAGGAGACAGATACAACCGAAGACATTACCGTTAAGTACAAGACGGAATACGACGAGGATTGGAACGATACCACCCTGAGCACGGATGACGAGTTTGCCAAGATTCTAACCCCGACACGCGGGCGCAAGGTGAAGCTACGCTTTGAACACATCATGCCGAATGAGCCGGTAGAGATTGAATCGTTCCAGTTCATTCACGCACCCAAGAGGTTCAACTAATGAAGGGTGTGGCGTGGAGACCAGGGCGACCTGACCTTATCCTGCGGGATGTGGTGAACATGCTCCCCGCGTTTGTGGAACTGGCAGGACCGATAGCGGCGAATGAGGAACAGACAATACAACACGGGATGGGACGCAAGCCCATAGGCGCAACCGTCGTGCGGAGCGACGAAGCGTTGAGCGCGGGTGAGGCGATGGGGGTTCAGTTTTCTACAGAACCTACAGACATTAACCTATACCTGAAATTCAGTGTGGCGGTGTCGGACGGCAACACCATCACGCTGGCGGTATGGTAGGAGCAGATATGGGCGTTGATTTCGCAGAAATTCTGGCGGGCGTGACGGGTCTTGGCAATGTAGCCGGTCAAGGCATGAACATTCTTCAGACGATAGAGAATTGGAACCGCTATAATGAGCGGTCCGCCGACCCGTTGTTTGCGCAGTTGCGGAACCAGTTTATCGGGCAGTATAACGATTCCCCCTATGGCCCGTATGGTGACCCGTCTGATTCATTTGGCGGGCTATTCGGTCGGGACACGGCGGGGAATCCGGTCCAGTACGGGGACTGGGCGGCGCGTCAGTACATGGGTATGATGCAGAACAACCCGGCGACCGCGGCGATGAATGTGCTGAATCAGGGTGCGCAGATGCAGTCCCCTGGAATGATGAGCCTGTCGGACTTGCTCAGCGGCAATCCTGGCGCGGCTCAGTCTGCACAGACGGCGTATGTGTCTCCCACGACGGCGTTACCGCAGAATCTCTTGAACCCGTTGCCTGATAGACAGGTGGTGCGGGCACCGTCACAGCCCAATCCTCAACTGAACATGGCGGAACCCCGCGACGCAACGGGGATATGGGATACGCTGAGACGATTCATAGGTGGTAGTGCAGTGGACGGCGGGCAGACCTCGACACCAGCAACGCCAGCTGCGCCGTCGGCCCCTGCTCCTGCACGGCCCACGTGGCCCCCGGCGTGGCCCCCGGCAACGCCAGCTGCGCCGTCGGCCCCTGCTCCTGCACGGCCCACGTGGCCCCCGGCGTGGCCCCCGGCAACTCCGGCTGCGCCGTCTACCCCTGCTCCTGCAGGGCCCACGTGGCGCCCGACAACTGGAATACCCACGGCGCGGACAAAAGAAGCCAGTCCGTTTTCGGAGATTTTGGGTAGCTATGCAACGGGGACATCGTATGTGCCTAAGACTGGGACGTATGAACTGCACCAAGGGGAGGCGGTAGTACCGAAGGCGCAGAACCCGGTAGCGCAGACACAGCCGCAAGGGACAAGGATGTCTCAGTTCGAGATGGGTACGCCTAACCAGCCGTACCAGCAGCCGAGACCCTTGGGCGCGGCTACGGCCTCGAATGCGAATTTGCCGCAGTTGAAAAGCGCACGGTCGCAATCTCAGGGCGGATTGTCAATGGAAGAACTCATGGCGCGGCGCGACAGCGCAAGCAGTCCAGATTTTAAGGCGATTTGGCAGCGAGCGATAGATGATCCGGAATATAGGGCGTCGCTAGATGCGCCCAGATACGCAATGGGCGCGTCGAACGCACAACCCCCGCAATACCCATCCCCACAAACCACACAGCAACCCGCTGTGCAGAAAGCGCAGAACCCGGCGGCGCAGGTGGCAACCCCTGACCTGAACACTGCGCGTATGCAGAACATGGGTGCGTTGATGGCCCCTCAGAACTTGGCATATCTTCAGGGGGCCAATGCGAACCTGAATCACATCATGCGCAACCCCGAATCGATGGGGGCGGGTGTACAGGCTCAGATATTCAACGCGGCGGCGGATTCGCGTGACAGGATGCTTGCGGACCAGCAGAGGCAGATTAAGGAAGGTCTCGCGGGTACGGGCATGAGCAACAGCGGTCTGCAACAGAGTCTATTAAATCAGGCGCGTTCTTCGCGCAATACCGACCTGACAGATGCGATGCGCCAGATTTACACGCAAGCAGCTACGCAGAATTTTCAGGACCGTTTGAACGTCGCGGGTTTGGGTCAGAATCAGCAGGGGCTACAACTGAACGCGGCGAACAGCGCATACCAGCAGCAGCAGGGTCTTGCAAATACCGCGTTGCAGCAGCAGGCGTTACAGAATGAGATATTCCAGTCTGACCGTAACTACAATTCACAGCTTGCAAGCATGCTTGCGAGTTTAGGCCAACAGGGCATGACAAACCAGATTGGTTTGATTGGCGAGCTTGGCGGTCTGATTGGTCAGGGGTTGGGGTATCAGAACAGCGCATTGAGTCAGATACTTCAGCAAGCGTATCAGAGTTACGCTGGCCCGGACTACGCGCCATTTGGGTATGCGCCGAATGAATTTGCATCTTCGCTAATGCAGCAGAGTGGCGGTGGGGGTGGCAGCAATGCAGACCTTTGGGGTGCGCTTGCGGGCAGTGCGGGGCAGTTCCTTGGAGCAGGAGAAAAACCGTGGATATTTGGAAGCTAATCGGACCTCAAGCCCTCAACATGGGGCCGCAGCAATCTCCCTTGTATCAGATTCTGAAACGGTTGCAGGAAGATGATACGTATCGTCAGAAGATGCTAAGCAAACTTGGCAGTGTGGGTGGTGGTTATGTTGCCGGTCCAATCGGTTCTGCGGCAGGTGGTTTCCTTGGCGGGGAGATAGGCAAAAAAATATGAGCGACACAGCACTAGCAATCGCGGCGGGTCTGTTGAGCGGTCTGAATCGCGGCATGGAACAGCGGCGTCAGCGCAAGCGCGAAGAAAAACAGGACGAACGGGCTGATAAGGCATTACAGATACAGCGGGACTATTACCTTCTTGCTAAGGAGCGCAGTGACCGTGAGATTGCCGCATTAGACCGCGAGATAGCCGCCGCAAAGAAGTACGGGTACGGCTCCGTTGAAGAACTCGAAACCGAACGTAAGTTCCTGATGGCTGAGAATGAGCGCATCCGTCAGGATGCGATGCTCTTTGAGAAGGAGCACCGCGACGAGCTTCTGGCCCTCGAAAAGACCGAACGTCAGACCCGCATTGCGGCGTCTCAGGAGTCTATCCTGAGCAGCAGGGAATCCCGTGCAAACGCTTCAGAGGAACGCCAGTACCGTCGTCGCGTGATGAAGCAGAGTGAGTCTGCACAGGATTTTGATACCATTGCCAAGCAGCTTTCCGACATACTTAGGACGCATCCTGTATCGGCGGAAGTAGAGGGACAGATCCGTGATGCGCTTGCGTCGGGTGACCCGGCTCAGGCTCAGGCGGCGTTGCAGGGTTTCACTCGCAAGGCTCCGGGTGACTTGTTCTCCCCGCTTCAGGCATCCCATATGGCAAGTGAGAAGGAACGGCGCGAGGGAGTGGAGTCTGGCCAGCGCCAGTCAGCTATACAGCACCTTGGCACGATGGAACGCATGTTCTCTAGTGCGGTTGATGATGCCGTAGCAAACCAAGCTGATCCCGAAGATATAGAGGATTTAAGGCAGCAGTTGACGGTCATTCGTGCCGCATTGGCAGACCCGCAACTGAGTGATCCGATGGCGCAAAGAATATTGGATAACATTGAGGCACGCAACAAGACGAGTGAAGTTCCGGGTGTAGAGCAAGAGACAAAAACACCGGGGTCATTTTTCATGAGACCGCTTGACGAGCAGATTAGGAAAACTGCTTTAGACATGCGCAATGCTCCCGGTCTTGCTAGCGGGTTGGGTTATGCCGCAAAACAGGGTATAGCCGTTAGCCCGATTCCACTGAGTTTGAAGAGCGGGCAAAAGACCTACGACTTTCTGAATGATAAATACAAGGACTTCATGGGTGATCCGACTGGGTATCCTCGAATGTCCATTGATAGATTTGAACGTACTGTATTGCCTGACAACATCAAAGGTGGGATGGATTCTGTTAGAAGCAAGTATTTAGGAATCAATCCAGTTCAACAGCCCCAGGGTGGATTAGGCCCGGTTGCGGGCGCGGCAAATGCGGCGGCGTTAGCGAGGCCCCCGATGCCTCGACCTGCGGCTCCACCCCCTGCATGGGGCGGGCCGTTAGCTAATCCGGGTATGGATCAGAATCCTGAGTTGCGTCGTATTCTGGAGATTCTTGGGGGCTATCAAATTCCTGGAGCACTGTACTAATGGACCTCTCCCAAGCATTTCTGGCCGCTAATCGTGCGGGACAGGGATTGCAGACTGAAGAAGAAAAGAGCAGTCTCTTTTGGAGAACGCTAGACCTTCTAAATCGTCCGAATGCAGCGATCATGGGTGGGATTACATCCACGATACAAGGGCGCGGGCCATTTCACGGTGCTGCGGAAGGTCTGGAATACGGTAATTACAGCGGCAAAGATGTATTAGGCGCGGCGGGCATGGACCCTGACCGGCTCCATACCAAGGCCCTCGGCTTGGCTATGGACATCTTGAACCCCGCAGACCCGCTCAACTACATAGGCGTTGGGGCAGTAACCAAGGCTGGCAAGGCCGCTAAACTTGCCACAAAGCTGGACGATATTGCGGACGTTGGGAACGTCGCCAGCAAGGCGGTCCGGTACGCAGACGATTGGGGCGAAGCTACTCGACTTGGGCAACGTGGTCTGCTCACGTTCATGGGACACCGTATCCCCGTGCCGGGGGATGTGACAGCGATGCGTGGTCTGCAAAAGACCGGGCAGGCGATTAAACATAGTAACTTCGGGCAAGCGGTGAACCGTCTGTTTGGGTCGCGTGCCACACGGGAAGCGATGGACCCCGGCGCATGGCACGCGGGCGCGGGCAAGATGGCGAAGCAGTACACCAAGGAAGAAAAGTTCCTAATCAATCTGTTCAATACCAAGATCCGGTCCGAGATGCAGGTACTTAATAATCTGTCCCGTTCGCAGCGGGCTACGCTGTTAGACATTGCGGAACGAAGGAATAACGGCGTGCTAGGTGCCGCCGAAGCCCTTGCAGAAGTACAACAGAAGAAGCTCGTACCGGCGTGGGATGCGTTGAAAAGTATCCGCACCAAAGAAGTGCAGTTTACTGCTGGTCTGCAAGGTACGGGCATGGCCGCGTGGGATGATGCGGCTACCGAAATTGGGCACATGCCGCGCCAGATCATCGGGTCGAAACCCGATATGCTGCACCTGACCGAAGACCTGTCTTGGAAACCGGCGTCTGATATTGAAGACAGCGTACTTAATCGGGCATTGAACCAGGGCAGCACGCAACAGCGGTCGTATGGCGTCAATGAACTTCTGAGAGGTACGAAACGTGACGCGCTACAGCCGGGACAGGTCGCGTTTGATACCGTGCGGAAGCTCAACCGGGGCGCGGATGACCTCGTGGGTATCCCCAGTCCGTACAAGTATAGCGAGGACATTGTCAAGGTTATCAACAACCGTATTGCTCAGAATGTCACGAACATCAATACGGACAACTTTATTGAATACCTGAAAAAAGCCGGGGTGGCGGTGGATTGGGACGATGCGAAACATCTCCCTCAGATTGATGAAGCTACGAAACTACCCGGCAAAGCCTTGTATAAGAAAATTAACCAGGGCCGATTTGCCGAAGCCCCGGTAGCGTTGCCCGTGGAATACGAAGATGCTTTCCGCCGGTACATACAGGAGATCGTCAACCCCGAGAACAATTACATGGTCCTCGGGGGGTTCCTGAAGGAACTGCAATCGTGGTGGAAGGGGCTTGCGCTGTTCTCTGCCCCGTCCGCATACCTGACCCGTAACGCTTCCAGTGCGTTCGTTAAGAACTATCTAGAAGGATTGACCCCGTTCAATCCCCACACATGGAAGTACTATTCTTCTAGTTCGGGTGCGATAGGAGACCTATGGCGTGCTAAGGGGAATATTAACTCGGTAGCAGGGGAGATCACGCTTCCCAAGTCCGGCGTCAAGGTATCCGTCAAGCGTCTGTTACAGGAATACTTTGGTCGGGACATGGGCGGTGGCGGTGGTTTCATCGGTCAGGAGCTACTAGAAAAATCGTCGAAAGGGGAGATCGAGGGGGGCGTTGTCGGGGCGATGCAAGCCGCCCGACAGAAGTTCCCCTTGTTCCGGTTCGGCTTTAGCGCTAACGAGAAGGTTGAAATGGGGGTACGCCTGCCCCTTGCGCTTAAGGTGTTGGACGATACCCTTGTAGTAGCCAGGGCGCAGAATAAGGTGGTCCCTGATATTGCTCATGCGCTAGACGACGTTGTTACGGGCGGATTCTCCCACGCGGACGTATTCGGTGCCGCGTTCGAGAACGCAACGGAGATCGTGCACCGAACGCATTTCGATTATTCGGACCTGTCCCCATTTGAGCAATCGGCGTGGTTGCGGGGCGGGCTTGTCCCGTTCTATGCGTGGATCAGGAAGAACATCCCCCACGAGATCACGAACATGCTCACGCAACCGGGCAAATACATGCCGTTTGCGCGGGCATACTACAATGCTTGGGAGCAGAGCGGGAGTAAGCCGGAAGATGCTCCGTTCTGGTTATCCCAGGCGTTTGCAATCCCCACGAGCAAAGACGATAAGGGGCGGCAGACCTACCTCGACATGACCAATTACCTGCCCATGATGGACGTGGTAAACGCGGTCAATGCGTTTAAACCGTGGGGGACCGACCCGCGACAGGACTATGTGGAACGCACGTCAAGATGGGCAGCGAACCAGCTATCCCCGTTTGTCAAGTTTCCGTTTGAGCAGGGGCTGTCTAAGGACTTCTTCTCTGGTCGGGAAATGAAAGAGATGCCCGCCGAATTGTTCGGGATGCAGGTCCCAGGCGGGGCAAGGACGGTCCATGCCGCGAGTCTGGTCCCGTCAATCGGCACTCTTGACCGCCTGAACCCGGCGATACCGGGGGTTGCGCCGCAAGGGCTATGGACGAAATTCGGCAACCTTACGGGCACGTTCAAGGGGGATAGGCGTCCGCACCGTAACGAGGCCCCCGGCAATCAGCGTTGGCTTAGGTTTTTCACGGGTCTGACACAGTA